CAAAAAATATTTTAATCTACCAAATTTTTGGATATAAAAAATGCGATTTTGCTTGTATTCTACGAACTCAAAGAACCCTTTGTACTTATACATTTTTTAAAATTGGATGCCTTAAAACGCCTAAAAAGTACCTTAAAACGGATGCAAAAATATTTTAATGAATTTAACAAATTTTAACATAAAAGATTTTTTTATATCAAATAATTTTCCTATTTGTGAAAATTCTAATAATATTTTAACCCCTACAAAAAATATTTTAATCTACCAAATTATTTTCTTATTTATAATGACTCTAAATAATATCTGGAATGATTCTAAAGAGCCCCTCTTATTAAACAAAGCCCCTCTTGTTAAACAGATATAATTATCTACCTACATTAACAATAGCCCCTCATATTAAACAAAGCCCCTCTTGTTAAACAGAAATAAAAAAGCCACTCGTTAAAGTGGCTTAATTTATTTTAAAATTCTATCTCGGGTAATCCAATATCATTTATACTTATAGTTATATCCATAGGTATACCACAATCTACATGCTCACAGATAAAGTTGTCTATAGGATTATCATGTCCACAATTTTGGCAAATGTTTTTTTCTGTATTCATATCTTATTTATTTAATTGTTAATATTATCTTTCAATCCAAGATATAAATACAAATATGCTATCGAATAAGTTTTCATAGTCTGAGCAAATAACATCTATATCATACTCTTTTGTGTATGCATCATTGCCTAGTATAAATTGACTATCTAATGAATGGTCTTCAGCTAAATCATATATTATTTCTTCTAAGCATTGTAACCTATCCTCCTCTGAGTAGTCTTCATTACTATTATACTTGTCTATTAATTGAGTATAGTATTTTTTAGATATATCTGAGGAGTTATAAATATAATCCGAGTCAATATTTAAAAAGTCTACAAACATATTGCTATGTAAATTATCTATAATTAATGTTTTTGTTTTTAGTTTCATATCTTATAAAGTTATATTAATTATTCTTAGTTGTTATTTGTTCAAATAAAATTGGTAAGGCTGGGCATTATGATACTTGAATCAATTGCGGACTATAGAATCATTGTTATCTATACGGAATCCCCTATATTTATTTTATTAGTTGCCTTACCAAAAGTTTAGTTTTGGTATTGTTTTATAAATTGCATTACTGCTTTGTAAGTAGCGTCTATTTTTGTACCTACTATGTCAATATTTAGTAATTCATTTATTGAATAGTCTGTGTTGTGTTTTATTTTAACTCTACTTTCTGCAATAATAAATTCAAAACCGAAATTTTCTATCTGCTCCACTACAGGCATTAACCAATCCCAAGAAATATGATATTCTAATAAAATATAGTGTGTTAATTCTCTTTTACCCTCTTTTGTTAAGTGTTCGAAATAGCATCCGTCTGAGGTTTCCAATCCCATAAACTCAGCAATTAATTTGTTTTCTGTATCCATATCTTATAAAGTTATATTAATTATTCTTAATTGTTTTTTTAATGTATCAGTCAATAAAAATCTACTATCCAAACCAAACTTTCTACGATGTCTAGTTAAATCATTTGTAAGTATCATCTTATCAATCTTGTTGTCTACAATGGTGTACACTATAAATTCCTTTTTAGTAGTGTAAATCTGTACTGCTTTTAAAATATTTATGTTCATATTATATTGTTTAAAATGGTAGGTTAATATCTATTTTTCTATACTCTTCGCCATCATTAAATTCTGTGATAGTTTTGTAGTTTGTGTCAAAATCTTCATTGTGTGCCTCAATAACTTGTTTTATTTCTTCGTAATTAAATTCGTATGTCGCTAATGCGTCATCCGTTTCCCAATAAACAAACACTATTGGCTCACTTAATAATTCTTCTATCATCATGTTATTTAATTTAAAGTTTTAATAAAGATTATCATCAATACAAATGTGTTCCATAATGTCGCCATCATCATCTACTATATCATAACAACATCCATCACAAGATTTATACTCTGTGTCTTTAAATACAAAGTCAGATATAAATTCATCGTCTAAACCTAAGCCCCATTCAAAGCCCTTAGGAGGATTGCTTACAAAATCATTTGCTATCTTATAAACCTTGTCAAAATTTTCGTCTACATTACCCTTAAACATTTTCATCTGAAAAATCTTTGCAGTTACATAAGTTATATCTTTTGTTATTTCTTCAATGTTGTCTATTCTGTTAATCATATTTTTAACTTTTAATTGATTATGTATTTGTTCGTCCATACCTATTTTTTCTAATATGTACTGAATGGTTTCCCCGTCTAATTCGTTCATTAATAATATTATACTCTCTAATTTTTTGTTATCTGTACTCATAATTTTTAATTGTTTTTTATTGATATAATCCTATACGATATAATATGTAACATGTGTGTAATAGTCAGACCTATATCCACATTCGACAGTTCCTTCAGACGCCTTTTTAACTGACATATTTATTGTTGGAGGAGGAAAACTTGTTCTTTCCCCTTCTTTAAAATGATAAGTAAAAGAATTTATACCTCGTTCAGCGCACTCTTTTGCCTTACTTAAAATCTCGTTTACAACTTCTTTTTTTCTTTGTGATGCTTTTGATTTGTTTACTATTATTTTCATATTATTTAATTTATATTGTTTTTAAAACTCTAGGTACAAAGAATTCGTCTTCAGTCATTAAACCTCTAACATCATGTATTAAATCTGTATAATTGTCTTCGTTTTCAATTATTGATTTGTGTAAACTTGGGTTGTTAAAAACAAACAAGACAACATCTAAAATAGATTTTTGATTTGTAGTTCTGTTTTCTAGGGCTTTAGTAATTATTGTAATTGCTTCCATAGTTATAATGCTTTTATTTCTTCGTTAATATTAATGTTATCTACAAAATCAACACCTAAAATTTCTGCTTGTGCTATTTCTGTAAAGATTTGTTCTAAGGTATTAGACTCAATTCCTCCGTATCTATAAAGGTGTAAAATCTCTAACCTTTTAAAAACCTCTTTTGCATCTTGTTTTAATAAATCTTTCTTTTTTTGATTTACTAATTTGTTAAATTCATGTCTCTTCATGTAATGTGTATTTAATTAATAATTGTTTCTTAAGCAAATATAACTCTTTTTTTTAATTACACAACAAAAAATATAAAAAACTTTGCAATTTAACTTTTTTTATGATTTGATAGCTTTTGACACTATCCTAGATTTGTAGCATAACTTAACAGAGGAACACATGCGTACGTCTACAACAATATTTTCACATAACAAAATAAATTTACTATTAATTTTTGGTATAACCAGCAATTAATTGAAGCCCCTCATATTAAACATAGCCCATCATATTAAACAGAGAAAGGAGCAACAAAATCAATTGTTACCCCTTCATATTAAACGAACCCCTTTATATTAAACGCTCTATCTTATTGTGTAAATTCCTTTGTTCTTACTTGTAGCTAATCTCATCAAAGCATATCTTATCGCATCACAGAAGTGATTAAACTTATCGATTGGTCTTACACCTTTCTCGTGCCATACATAGTTATTAAACTCTCTTACAACACCTTTACTTCTAGGGTCTACTATTATTTCATAGTCCTGCATAAGTGCTATACCAGATAGTATACTACCACTCTTCTTTACAGCAGGTTGTATGTTTAATCCTTTCTTCTTCAGCTCTTTTATAAGTCTAGGTTCTGATGAGTCGCAAACTATCAAGTCTAAACCACACTCAGCCCTATTCATATTTGCTATATCAGACGTAGAAAGCCCTGTCTTGCCATAAATCTCCTTTACATAGACTCTATTGTTAAAATCATCTACAGAAATCTTTACAAGTGTTGTAGGGTCTTCAGAGAACCCAAAATCCTGTCCATAAATGGTCTTTTCTGTCTGTATGTAGTCTCCAACCTTCCAATTTCTTATAATTGTTCCTTCTGCCTTAGCTAACCACCCTCCTAGTATCTGGTGTTGGTATTTATCTGGTCTTCTAGCCTTCATCTCTAATACTCTGCTAAGAAATGAGTCTGATAGGTTGTCTTTGTTGTCTTTATACGTTGTATGGATGTAAGTTGTGTCTCCTTTAACTCCATTATAACCTGCGTCAACAATATTGCCTAAAAAGAACCTCTGATATATCCAATGCTCTTTTGTAGTTGGGTTTAGTATTAAAATAACCCTGTTTTGCTTGTTTTGAGACCTTATAGAGAAGTCTATCTTGTCAAATGTACCTTCATCATCAAGTTCTTCTGCTTCATCGACTACAAACGTTGTAATTCCGTTCAAAGACTTGAGTGCAGCTGTCTGATTACCACTAGATGTCCTTATACCCTTAAATATAATGGAAGAACCTGTCTGTAGGTTAGTTATCTCATCCTTAGTTATCCTAAAGTGAGAATTTACTCCCATCATATCAATTTTCTCTACAAATTCTGGTATAATAGATGTATTGGCTGATGCCATTGTATAACGAGTAAACAATATCTTGTGTCCACTTTCGTATGTAAGGTTTAGTAGGAATACGTTTATACCAAAAGACTTACCACTACCCCTACCTCCTGTAATAACATTGTATCTTGTCTTGCTTTGGAATAAAGGTATGTACTTGTCATGTAAGTTTATGCTATTCTTCATCTTCTGGTGTTACATCTATAATATCTTCTGGTGTAGGAGGTTGATGTCCATAGAAATTTATAACAGGTGTTGCTGACTTCTGTGTAGCATTACCAAACCCATCTTTAGGTTTCCCATAGACATACTCTAGTAATAGTTTTCTATCGTTATGGTTTTTCTTAGCCTCTTCTG